CTGTGGGGGGGGTAAGATGCGGTGCATTCGGGATATGGAGACGGTGCAAATCGAGCTGACGAACGCCTGTATCAATCAATGCTCGAATTGCACGAGGTTTGTCGGCCATGTGGAGAAACCGTTTTTCATGCCCGTTGAGCAGGTTGCGGAAGGTGTGGATTCGCTTAAAGGGTTTCTGCACATGATTGGCGTGATGGGCGGGGAGCCGCTTTTGCATCCGCAGTTCTCTGAAATCTGCAAGGTGTTTCGGGAGAAGGTTCCGTTTGAGAAGGCGGGGCTGTGGACCTGCCTGCCGGAAGGGAAGGAGCACTACCGGGAAGAGATATGCAGCACCTTCGGAAACATCTTCATCAACGACCATTCGCGGGATGACATTTACCATTGCCCCGCGCTGGTGGCCGGGGAAGAGGTGTTCAAGGGATTCGAGGATGACCAATGGTACATCTACGACCACTGCTGGCTGCAAAGATGCTGGAGCGCGTCGATCAATCCGAACGGGGCGTTTTTCTGTGAGGTTGCGGCGGCGATGAGCATCCTGTTTGACATCAAGGCGGGATGGGAAGTGAAACCGGGATGGTGGAAACGGGCCGTGAAGGATTACAAGGAACAGATTGAAACCTTCTGTCCGAAGTGCGGAGTGGCGATCCCTCTGGAGAAGAGGCGAAGCACGGACGGAAGGGATGACATATCCAAAGGCAATTACGAACGGCTGAAGGATACCAGCCCGAAGATCAAGGCCGGGAAGTATGTCATTCACGATTTGAGGATTGTTCGGGACAGCAAGCCGCTTGCGGCATACAAGGAGGAAGGATACCGAAAGGACATAGCGGCCAGATACGGGATGTTTCTTGTGCTGAATGACAGCAGGTATCAGACACCCTATTTGAAAAAGAATTGGAGGCGAGGGGATGAGTAAAAAGAAGAGCAAAGCATTGCCTGAAACGGTGTTTGCTTCGGACGCGCAGATTCGGGCCGTCAAGAACGACATTCGCGAATTGGAAACGATGTTGGAGAACGACAAGCGGCTGTTTACCAAAAGCCCGCGCATACAGGATGAAACGGCATTCAAGGCCGAAATCCTGAAAAAGCAGCAGTGGCTTGAACGGCATACCCCGCGGGCATTGAGGGGAGAGGCGGCGAACAAGGCATACAAGGAATACAAGCAGCTTGCCGAAAAACTGAAGGAGAATATGCCGAAGGCGTCGATGTTCTATCAGCGGTATCCGAGGGGGGATGATCCGCACACGAAGCACCAGAAATTTGAAGAGGCGGTGAAGGCGGAAATGGCCCTGCAAAAGAACCCGGAATTGAAACGCGCCATGTTCCGGTTCAACCACCTTGCGGCAAAACTCGACCCATCCAACCCGGAATTGAGAAGCGTTGAAAGGTTAAGGTCGCAAAGATGAGCACAACCAGCATCGAGCAGAATATCCTCTATGCCCTTGGCGAAGGCCAAAATTTAAGCGATACGGCTTTTCTGGCCTATGCCCTAAGATGGGCTAATCGCGCAAAGCGTGAAATTTTCCTGCGATACCGCTTCAAGTCCTTGCGTGTGAAGAGCATTTTTGAAACGACCATCGGCCAGCAGACCTATCAGGGGCCGGACGACTTCGCTGGATTTCTGACCGTCAAGGATGAAACGAACGATGACGTGATCGACCAGATCACCCCGGAAGAGTTTCAGCGCACGGTGGGCGGCACGTTCATTGAGAATGAAGCGTTCACTTCGGATCATGACACCGCCGTTAAGCTTGGCTATCCCGCGATTGTCCAATACACGGAAGTCGTGACCGACGATGAGGATGGAACGACGACCTACACGCGGGACACGGATTACGAGATGGATTACGTCGCCGGAACGATCACGGTTCTTTCCACGGGGTCCATGACCGACGCGACGGAGTATTACATAAACTACACCTACCGGGAAACGGGCAAGCCGTTGCAGTTCTGCTTTGATTACGATGCGACAAATAAGTTGTGGGTGTTCAGGTTCTATCCCGTTCCCGATGGGGCTTACAAGATTTCCCTGCTTTATTCCGCGTTTCCCGCCGATCTATCCTCTTCCGTCGATCCGATATGGAGCCAGTTTGAATATGCATTGGAGTGCGGGGGGATCTATTACGGCGCGATGGAATTGCTTTCCGACGCTCAGAAGAGGAGCGAATTAAGGATGCATTACGAGCATCAGATTCAGGCGTTGATTCAGCTCGACAATGAATTAAATACGAAACAGCAGACGATTCCGGTGCGGATGAAGAAAACCGATTATTACGGGTGATCCATGCCAAAGAAGATGTTTGGTCCTTTTCTGTATGGGGTTGATTACAGCACGCCTCCGGCGCAGCTTAATGACACCGCGCTTGCGGACGCGGCTAATGTCATACCGTTGAGCAATTCGCTTTTGACCGGACGGGGCGGGACGGGGAAGATGCACGGAAATAAACTCAACTATCCCGTAAAGTCATTCCATGAATTTCTGAACGGAGATACATCCCTCCTGCTTGCGAATTACGGAAACGTTGTCGGCTATCTCGACACGGACACACAGACCATGACACCCCTGTTTACCCTCACGTCCGCTAAAAAAGCGCAGTGGGTGACATTTGGGGAAAAGGCCATCATGATCAACGAGGGATCTGATAATCCGCAGTATATCACAGACACCTCCACCTACGGCGATCTTGCCGGTTCCCCGCCCAAGGGGAAGTCGATTGCGGTATGGTCCAATCGCGTGTGGCTTGGCGGGGATTCGACCGACCTTGCCACCCTGACGGGATGCTGCGTTTCCGACCCTACGGACTGGACGACGAACAGCACCGATGCGGGGATTGTGGAGCAGATCGTGGGCGACGAGGGCGACCCGATCATCGGTATCAGGGGGTATTTCGATTGGCTGATCATCGGCAAGAAAAACACGATGTATAAGCTATACAGTTCAACAAACCCGACTGCCGCAACGAAGTTGAGCATTAAGCCGATATACTGCAAGGGCGGGGATTCGGTCGGGTTCACGTCGCCTTGGGCCATCGAACAGGTGGGGAATGATCTGCTGTTTCTGGACGGTTTCGACATTAAGAGGTTAAGCGGCATACAGGAATACGGGGATGTTGAAACCGCGTCGGTCATTCCCCACTTTCGGGAATATATCGAGTCGGTAGCCGACAAAGACCTTCTCTATTATTCGCACTTCTACCATTACAAGAAAAAACAACAGTTATGGGTGACGATCCCGACATCCGCCACGACGCACCTTGTCTTTGTCTTGGATTACAAATTTATGAAGGATACGGAACGATACGCCGTGTATCCGATGTCGGACATGAACATCGAATGTTTCGGCGGTCGGATGAACGGGTCTATCAGCGACATTTACGCCGGCTATTATGACGGCTATGTGCGACAACTGGACATGAACACGAACGACGATTCCGGTGTGGCAATCAAGAGGTATTTTACAATCACCTGTGCGGGTCTTGAACGCGACGATGACGGCGATGTGACCAACCCGGATTGCTACGAGTGGCGGAAGCATTTTCAGCAAATGTCCACCTGCATTCTGCCGACAAAGACAACGCTGACCATGACCCCATCCTATGCCACGGACATCATGGACTCGGAAGAGATCAGGGATTCGACCAATTACACGGACCTGTCCGCCCAGACGGTTTCCTCATGGCCGGGGACGGGATTGAAGCGGAAAGATATACGGCTTCTCGGCGTGTCGGGGAAGGCGTTGGCCGTCAAGTGGACGCATGAAACGCTTGGGGAAAACTTTGTATTTTATCCATCATCTATCTCCTGGGATGTCAAGGAACGGATCGAGATTGTGTGAGGTGAGATATGGCTTGGACTTATAAAGAAGATTTGAATGCCTGGTATAATGCGGACACCGGGGAATGGAGTTGGGGGTCTCAAGAGCCGACATATACATCGGGTTCCACCGGGTCGGCTCCGTCATCGAACAATGCCACATGGACACCGGGGAATCAGACCGATTATAACCAGAACACGAATATTCTTGCTGATCTGGCAGCCAAACTTGGTTTCGGGAATAATGTAACTATTGTAGATGTGATGCCAAAGGTTGATTTTTCCGGGAACAATAGCACATCTACCAGTTCCGGTTACGACGCATCCGCGCTGCCTGCGGACTTCGACGTTACGACCTACGAATACC